CCAGAGACGCGCACACGCGCCACCGCCCCACTCAAACATCCAGATGTCGAGCGCGTAGGACTGACCTGCAACGAGCTGCGAGTAGCCCTCATTCGGTCCAGACCAATGACCGCCGCAGCCGTGGAAGTTCCAGTCATCAATCGTCAGCACGCCGTCTAGCGTCATCCTCCAGCCATCGTCGCTCCAGTTGAGGAACTCCCACTGGCCGCTCTCTGGCACGGTCAGCCAGCCTGTGAAGTTGATGACGAAGAAGTCGCCTGGGCAGCCCTCTGCCGGTGGAGCGCCGCCCCAGTCGTAGTCGATGTTTGGCACCACGGCGGAGTAGCAGACAGGCAAGTCTGGCGTGGTCTCCCACGGAACGAGTCCAAGCGGTGAGCCGTCGTAGACCGTCATCGTCACGCCCTGCTGCGGCAGATCCTCAGCGCGCACGATGGGCAGGAAGATGAGCGTGCTGAAGATGATCCCCAAGAGTGGGAACGCGAGCCGCCTCACTTAGAGAGCAGTGATGCAAGTAGCGGCACAAGTACGCTGAACAACAGCGCACCGATAGCCACTAGTCCTCCTTTGAGAATGTCCAGTTCTGAGCGAACCTGATCGAGCTTCGCCGAGTGCGAGTCCAGGCGCTCGATCAGTTGGTCAATCTGGCGTGTGGTCATCGTGACTCCAGTTCTGCGATTCTTCGCTCGGCATCCTCAAGGCGAACAAGGAGTGCCGCAGTAATCGCGTTCCAGTCGATTGCCAATGGAAGCCCTTCAGCGTCGTATTCAACGGCACAGTCAAGTCCAGCCTCCTCAACCTCTTCCGCAATCATCCCAAGCAAACGCTTGTTGTTATCTGCTTCGTGTTTGCTGTTGAAGTGCCTCGCCTTTAGGCGCTTGGATGCAGCTAGAGTTTGTGCGTCGGCATCCTCAATGTTTTCCTTCCACCGCCGCGATGAGGTCGAGAACAGAATCGCAGAACCACTCGAAGAGGTTGCCCTAAGATTTGCGGCAGAGCCGGTTGTTGAATAAGCGCCGATGTAAAGAGCGCTACTTATTGATGTTTGTGATCCGTTGTCATCAATGTAGCGAGTAGCCTGTGAACCTGGATAGAATCTGTCAGCAATAACATTTGCATAGGCGCTCTGATTTGCGCTCAACATATCAATACGAGCAACCCCAGAACCAGCTCGAATAGCGCCGCCAGTTGTGCCATCGCCCAAGACGATGACGGCGTTGTTAGCAGCAGCGCCTGTCTTGATGCTGATCGGATATGCATCGCCAGTTGCTGCCTCAATCTTCAGCACATTGCTCGTGCTGCTAATACGCGAAGGTGCGAACGATGCTGAAGATGTGTCGGTGATGTAGAGGCCCTGATCACCACGGTGTAGGCGGATCTCTGCGATGTCTTGGGTTGTTGTTCCTGAGGTCGTACCAGTTGTTGCTACGGTCAAGGTCACATAGATGAAGGCGGCGTCAGACGGTGCCGAGCTGTTTACTGGCGTAGAGTCTACCGAGAGAAGCGTGGAGCCAGTGCTGATTGTCTTGGTGGCGCCAGTGCCTGTTGCTGTGAGGTCAGATGTCGCCCAGGAGTAGGTCAGCGTGACACTGAAGTTAGTGCCAGTGCGCGTGCCGAGAAAGGCTTCAGGGATGAATACAAAGGCGCGGTCGCGGCTTGCTGGCACTGGGATGTAGCGCGTGATTTTGGCGCTCTTGCTTGTCGTTGTTCCAGCGGTGATGCTCCAACGCAGCACGCTACCAGAGCCAGCTGTTGCGTCTGCCACCACGGCACAGGTGATAGCCCCAGCGCTGTTGACATCTGTGAAGGTCCAGTAGGGCAGTGGGTTCTCTTCCGTGATGGTGTCGCTTGCCTGATCCGGCGGAATGGCGAAGTCGCCGTTGGCAACGCCAGCCTGAATCTCTCGGAGCGCAGCTGGACCAAAAAGCAGCGCAGTCTCGCCATCGGTATTGTTGGCAACGAGCGGAGAGCCTTTGTCGTTGTTTACGCCGCCCTCATACGCACCGATGCCAGTGAGGTTTGTTCCGTACTTACCCATACTAATCCGCTCCAATCAATACGCTGAGACCCTTGAGGTACTGCCGTCGGTAGTCTGCTTCGATGTCGTACTGCACTTGATAAGTGCCGCCACCCTCTGCGAAGCGCATCGTCACGCTTGGGATGTACAGAATAATATCTGCCAAGTCTAGCGAAGGCGCGCTCAACTTTACATAGGCACCTGGAAGCCAAGCCCTGACGAGTCGGTAGATGGTGCCTGTTGCGGCACCGCTCGTGATCGTGCCGCTGCTCACAGTCGTAAAGGTGAAGGTCGTTGCGCTTGGAACGGTCGTGACAGTCCAGGTGCCGTTGAGAGCAGCAAAGCCTGTTGGTCCTGTGGCAAGTGCGATGGTGACCGAATCTCCCACGGCGATGCTATGTTCAGTGGATGTCGTGATCGTTGCCGTTGTTCCGCTTCGAGCTGCAAGGCTGACGGCCGCATCGAGCGCATAACCCTGGCTGTAGCCGTACTCCCAGTTTGGGTTTGAGGTCTGGCTCAGGTTACCGCCAGCAACAGTGAACGAGACGGTGCGTACCGGCTTGCCGCGCGTGACCATCGTGGCTCGCGTGAGTGACCCAATGGTTGCTCCACGGTCGCTTAGCTTCTTGACTTTTGGAGCGCTGAAGACTTCGTGGGGAAGTGGACCGTTGCGCGCTGCTTGCCCTGCGCCGTCGCGGCTGTAGGTTCCTGTGTAGGTGCGGAAGTATGGGTCGTTGGTTGGTGCCGTAGGGTAGGTCTGATTATTGTCATACCGAGCGACGGTATCCGCAGCCTGAACAAAGATTCCCTTGACGATGTCGGAGTGATCAAGGTTCACGCTGAGGTCACGCGCTAGTAGGCGCGTAGTCGTGGTCAGGCTTCCAGTGCGAACGCTTGCAGGATCAGTGACGATTTCTGCCGGAGCGGATGCGTAGGTTTTAGCCACGGTCTTTGGTCCATAGTTGAGTCGACCTGATCCGTCAATCCAGTAACGATACTGCACCTCTGCTACGCCTCCAGCAGCTTCTGCGATTTGATCGAGAGCGCTTTGCAGGGTGGTCGCCTTGAAAGTCTGCTTGCCGATTGTCTGAGCGGTGCCAGTAAAGATCGCGCGCGTTGAGCCGCTGATCACGCCAGTGTTCAGGATCTGCCGCGTCGTTGCGTCATTGACCTGCGCGTCAATCTTTGAGAGCAAGGCATTGATGTGGGCTTGATCTGTTGACGCATCGCCTCCCTGGGTGAATGAGTCCATAGATGATTTGACGGTGATTGCGGTCTTGGGATTGCGGATGATCGTCTTCTGTAGCCAGCCGTCAGCATCTGTGACACTGACTGTTGCGCGTGTGCCAATGCCGTTTTCTAGCAGGCGTGCGTCAATGCCGGTGATGAAGCCAAGGAAGAGTGGCGTGCTTGCGCTGTAGCGGCTATCAAAGAACTGAACACGCGCATTGTCATAGACCCCACCTGAACGCCACCACGGTGTCGTGCCGCTTGGAGTCTTGGTCTCAATCACATCAAAGGTCATTGAGCCGCCGCCGCTATCGCCAGAGAGGGTTGCCGTCAGGCTACCGAGATCGACATAGGGAACGGTCGTAGAGGATGGAGCTGGGAGGGTGAGCAGGTCGCCACCAGCTCCTGCGCCTGTGACCCCTGCGACGATCAGCGTGAACGGATTTGCCATTTAGCGGCCGCGCTTGAAGGTGCCTGTGCGGTTGATCGAGTCAGTCACGACAGTGTCCACCTTGCCTGTACCGATGTAGATGTTGTTAGTAGTTCCAGCCTTTGCAGCGGCAACCATTGCAGGGTCCACACCTGAGACGGCGAGCGAACCTTCACCGTATCCAAGAGCCTTCAGTGCAAGAGGGATGGCGACTGGCAGAGCGAGTGCGGTAGCAACTGTTGCTGCCGAGAATCCAGCGACGCTTGCGGCTCCAGTCGCAACCGTGCCGCCAGCACCTGCCGCGATACCTCCAACAACGGTTCCTGCACCACCAACAACATTCGTTGTAACAGTAGCTGCAGCCATCTTCGCTCCGTATGCGGCGATAGCCTGATTGACAATAGCTCCTGTCAGTGCAGATGCGAGTGACGCAGGAATCTGCGCTGCGATGTTGGCAACGATCAGCGCGGTGAATGGATCCATCCCATCCTTTACAAGGTTGGCCGTAATCGCACCCTTGAGTCCACCGAACGCTGCGCCAATGCCAGAGACCAAGAGCGTGATTGAACCGCCTGGACCGAGAAGGTCATCAGCGCTCTTACCGATGCCAGTGATCTTGTCAACAAACTTCTCAATGCTGATCAGCGCCTTAGGTACATTTGCCTCAAACTCGGCGAAGAGCGATGGCAACTTATCCAGGATCTTATTGACGATGATGTCTGCCCACTTCTGCAACTTAGGCGTATTCGCCTGAATCAGATGCGAGAGACGCTCGACATACGGATTCAAGCCCTTGAAGAGTTTGCCGATGGCAGGGAGGAATGCTTTGCCGAACTGTTCCTTCAGCTCAGCAGCGCCAATCTTCAATGACTCGAACGAGCCAGCAACGCTGTCAGCGTAGGCGCCTGCTGCACCCTTAGTCTTCTTGAAGAGCGCGTTGAGCGCCTCCTGACCCTTGATGCCCTTCTTCGTGATACCAAGCGATGTGAGCAACTTTCCACCAGCACCGGCATATGCCTTACCCACCGCAATAGTTGCATCTCCGAGAGACATACCAGTAGTTCGCGCCAAGTTCATAGCAATCGTCTGCATCTTCTGCGCGACGGCATAGTCCTTGGTAAAGCGCGTGCTCGCTTCTACTGAGGCGCGTACCTCATCGTCTGTAAAGGCGAGCTTCTGACCAGCGACGATCTGCTTCTCAACGGCAGCAGCAACAGCCTCTGTTGCGAATCCACGCGCCTTGAGCGCTGCGTTGAGCTTCGCCGTAGCCTGCTCGTCAAGAGCCGCATCCTTGATCGCAGATGCGGTGAATGCACCAACGCCAGCAGCGATACCGGCAATGCCGAACGTCAGTTTCTTGAAGTCAGAGCCAATGTTGCTAGCCGTCTTGCCAAGCGTACCGAGCGCCTTATTGACCGTCTTGATGTTTTTAGACGCGGCGTCTCGTGCGCTGATCGTTGCATTGACAGTTACATTAGCCATTGCTTACTCCTACCCTGCTCGCAGGTTAGACATATTCGGCTTGATGCCAAAGACCTTTGCATCTGCCCTGAGTCGATTGTTTCGTGCCGAGCTGGCGATTGCCTTGACCTTGTCGCTTGCTTCTCGGCGGCGCTTGCCTTCAGACTGGAGAGGGGTGAGTGGGCCGACAAAGTCCGGCTTATTCCACTGGCGGAGCGACTGCTCTTGTTGGAACTTGGTCGCCGTGCCGTTGGCATACTCAATCTCAAGACCGAGCACCTTATTGCGCATCGCCTCATCGTTGATCAGTAGGACAATGGTCTTCGCCATCGCATCCTTGGCTAGTTGGATATTAGCCTCTACAGCCTCAATGACAAAGTTGCTGCCACGAGTTCCTGGGTGTTCAATGAACTTACGATCAGAGAACAGGTTGCCAACGGTGACCTTAGGGATGGTATGCGGCTTAACACCCTTAACGACAAACCAGGCGTACCACGCGTGCTTCTTGCCAGCGACTGGACCGACGATTGCACCTGGGCGAGTGATGCGCGAGCGACGGCCGCGCACGCTCTTGCCAAGTCCACCGAGATCCTTAGGTGCCTTCTCTCGTACTGGCTTTGCCAGCGCGCGCGCTGCGTTGACCGTGGCGAACTGTTCGAGTTTGCGAACGCCACGCCAACCAAGGGAGTTGAGAAAGACCTTCTGAAGCGCTTCGGCTTCTGCTCGGACATTGCCTTGCAGTTCGATCTCGACTGTTCCTTTAGCCACTCACTTGCTCCTTGGTTGAATCTCGCAATACAAGCCCCAATAGGTCATAAGGTCTTCAGCCGTTGCGGTCTTCAGTATCTCCCAAGGTGGCACGCCGTAGGCGGTACCGAGTGTATGCGCGATGATTTCTGGGCTGGTCACCACGACTGACTGTCCGATGGACAGCCGCTTGGCTTCCAGCCTTACGCGTTTGGGAGTGCTGAGATTGCGGTTGCCCACTTCTCCATCGATGCCGTAATGGCAGCGACTGGAGCGTCAAGGATATCGTCGGTTGCGTTGCCTTCAATATCCTTGAAGTTATGGCTTACAACCAACTTAGCGAAGGCTGCGAACTGGACGGCCGTGTCGCCCTGCAGGTCAATCAAGATGCGAGCGCTTACGTTGCGCCGCAGCTCGATGTTCCAACCGGCAAACACGCCGTCTAGTTCGATCTTTACTGTGTCCATATTGATCCTCCTACTAGCGCCTTAGGCGCTGCTCTTTATGGCGCTGTTGCCAGTGGCGACTTGATTACAACTTCAAGCGACTTGCCTGAGGTTGTGTCATACGCCAGTCGGCAGGTGACCTCATTGACCACTACGCCATCGTTATCCGCAGACAGCGGCACGATGTTCTCAACGGTCCACGATCCCAAGATGTAGAGGCCGTATCCGTCGGAGGTAGTGCCGTAGAGTCGCAGATACTTCTGAGTACCAATCGCCGTGATTGGGAAGCTCGTCGTGACTCCTGCTGTGTTGCTCGCAACCGTGAAGGTCAGCGTTGCATCAAGCACGCCAGTCAGTGCGGCCGTTGCGGCCGTAAGGCTGCCATCAAGAGCCGTGACCATCCCAACGCCAGTCGTGATTGACACATTGAACTGGTAGATCGATGAGAAGTCAGTTGCGCCGGTACCAGCGACATCTGGGAAGTCGGTGTCGATGCTCAGCTTCATCAAGCGCCCTGGCACAAACTGGTTGGCAGGGATCGCCGTAGGGAAGGAGAGCGCTGAGGTTGCAGCGACCGTTGCAGCGAAGGTTGCACCAGCCTGAACCAATCCGTTGGCGTCAGCCGACAGCGTGATCTCGGTTGGAGCAGCATCGCGGATGAGGTACTTCTGTACGCCGTCGGTAACAAGGAATGACTGGAAGAGCAGGGTGTCAACATCGCCCTGTGTTGGCGACCAACTCCAAGTATATGGAGCGGCCGTACCGGCAGTCGTTGCGCCGATCGAGTCAAAGATGATTGGGAGGGTTCGCATTGAGGCTGGAGCCTCAGCGATGGTGATCATCGGTGCCTTGCCAGTGATAATCGGCTGGCTTGCCTGAATGGCAGTGCGCTTGCCTACCGATACGTTCTCGCCAAGATCAACGGTAATACCGAGATCAAGTGAGCCAATGGTGTCGTTGAAGAGGATCTCGCCGGTTGCGGTGCCGATTGCAGCTGCGGTTCCGAAAGCAGACTGGCTCGCAACCGCGATTCGCGTCAGAGCCTTTGCGCCGTAGGTTGCCATCTAAGTTCTCCTTGCTCTAGGCGGTGAACGCCACGGTGTCTAGCACCGTGACTTCCGCAGCTGCCTGAACCGTCAGGTAATCCTGATCGGCGTAAGTATCTGTGCCGAGTGTAGTACCGGTGACTGTCACCTGCGCGGCGTTTCCACTAATCGTCACAGCTCCATCGAACACGGTGCGTAGCCACGCTCGCCAAGTGTAGAGGTCACGGTACTTCTCATCCATCCGTGGGATCGGTAGCAGGTAGATGACGATGTTGACCGTCAGCACCGTGGTGCGGTTGCCGTTGCCGATGCTGATCTGATCGCCGCCTGGGAAGAGAACGATTGAAGGCGTGGTCGGCAGGTTCTCTGGCGGTGTGGCGTAGCACTTGCGGAGCGTGTATCCGGCAGGCGGATTCACTGAGGCGAGCTGGTCGGCGATGGCATCAAGGATGGTCAGGTCGTTCACTCTGGGGCCTCCTCAGGCATCCGCTCGTTCTTGCCGATGATCTCGCCAGTTTCTGCGTCTCGGACGATCTCGGTGAGCATACCAGTCTGTTCGTCTAGGTAGGCTGGTTCAGTAATTACTGCCATTACGATACCTCCGCATAAAAACCGCCTAAGGTTGTAGAGGCAGTGCCTGTTGATGAAGTCACAAGGTCTGACTGAGAAGTCTGTTGGTAGACCATAACGCCTGTAGCGGCATTAGCCACAGTAGCGGCTCTGGTGTTGTTCATAAGAAGCGACGGAGCGGTCGACGCAACTGCGATTACCGAGATAAAATATTCATTTCCTCTGGTCATTGTGTAGGTTGCAGGATATCCTCCTGTCGTGTCTAGCGCACGAGTGAACTTGGTACTGGCTGTATTGAAGATAGTCGTGTCAGATGCGGTGCGAGCAACAAGCGTGAAGGTTGTGCCGCTGCGCGTATAGATGCCGAAGCGAATAAGTGTTGGCACCGAAGCCGCCGTGCTATTCGCAAAAGCAATGTTGGTCACGGTGAAGTCTCTGTGTGGAATGATTCTGCTGTGATTGATCGTTCCGCTTACAGAGGAAGTTACTAAACCAAGCATAAGTCTTGGAACCGTAGCAATAACTCCAGCCGTACCAAAGGTGTGCGCCTCCCACCCTGCGGTTGCAATGTCATAGGTAGTCTTCACGGCCGTAGGCGTAGCGGCAAGCACGCTGCTCGTAGTGCTGACCGAATCGCTGAGCTGCACCACGCCAGAAGCTGAAGTCGATGCGGCGGTGACGCTGATGGCTGGAGTCGCGCCGCCGCTAGAAACGATAGGCGCAGTGCCGGTGACGCTCGTGACGGTGCCTGTGGCTGGCGTAGTCCACTGCGTGTTGTAGTCAGTGGCGTTGATCTTGGCGAGAACCTGTCCAGTGGTTCCACCAACAGGTACGCCCTGACCGTTAGTGCCATTGGTGCCATTCGTGCCGTTGGTACCAGCTACACCCTGCGGAATGGTGAAGTCAAAGATGGCTGCGCTTGATGTACCTGAGTTTGTGACGGTTGCCGATGTATTAGGAGCGCCAGTCGTTGTCGTACCAGCCGCGATCGTGGCGGCGGCACCAGCTGCGCCAGTTGCGCCTGTTGCGCCTGTCGCTCCTGTTGCACCAGTTGCGCCTGTAGGACCAGTCGGACCTGTTGGACCTGTGGCACCAGTCGAGCCAGTCGCTCCGACATCGCCGCGTGGGATGGTGAAGGCGAACACACCAGCAGTTGAGGTGCCAGTATTGGTGACAGCGGCAGATGATCCAGGAGCGCCGGTGGTGGTGGTGCCCACGGCGACGCTAACGACGGTTGCGCCAGTTGCGCCCTGTGGTCCTGCGGCGCTGAGGCTGATCGTCTGCGTGACTGGAGTCAGCGTGACAGTCTGATTGTTCTGCGTAACCTCAACCGTCTGCTCGGTCTTGGTGACCGTTACGCTCATCGAGAGACCTCAGGCGAGACGGTCGCGGTTCCCTCCAATAGTCGCGTGACCTCTCCGCCTCCTGAGACTAGCTCAAGATCGTAGACACCTGACCACGGCGCAGTCAGCGCAGCGGTCGTTGCGGCACTGGCGGTGATTGCAATGGTGCCAGCAGCTCCGCCGAGCGTAATACCGGCTGCGCTCGTCAGGCTCAGAATCGTGGAGGATGAATCGTAGGTTGCTCGAACCTGTAGACGCGCCGTGTAGCCAGTCAGGTTGACGGCCGTACCGGCAGAGTCTTTCCAAGTAGCAGTCAACGAGAGGGTTGCGCCCTGCTTGATCTCCAAGTCGTAGCGATTACCAAGTGCCATCAGACTGCTAACCCACCGCGATTGCGGTACGGCTCTAGAAGTAGCGCCGCCTCTGGGTGCAGGGCGCGGCTCATCCGCAGGATGCCGCCAAGGTCAGCCGAACCGATGACACCGAATGCCGCTGTGCGGCTGCTGAACACGGCATTTGCCTGGATGATTTCTGCCTGCACGACGGACGCTGGTACAGCAGGGAAGCCGAACACGCCGACCACCTTCACGCCAAGGAAGATGCCCTTAGGGAAGTTCTTGGTGAAGGCGTTGCTGCGGCTGATGCCGGTATATGGCAAGCCGTCGAGTGCATAGTTCTTTGGCGTCAGTTGGAAGTCTGTGTTGGCAGTCCAGCTCGTTGAGTAGGTGCCGTTCTCAAGATCGTCGGTGGTCAGCGTCGTGACGCTTACGAGATCATCGGTCAGCACATAGTCGTAGGCATCAGCGGTGTAGTAGCGCGTCTCGGTCGCGGTGCTGAATCCTGTCTTTCGGTCGCAGTAGAGATCGATCAGCGTGTCGGTTGCGTCCAGCACATTCTGCAGCGCGGTGTCATCGGCTGAGTCGGTAATGCCCACGGCCGCCTTGAACTGGGCGAGTGTTGCGTACGACATTTAGCGGCCTCCTGTCTGCATTGTCATTAGCGATTGGGTTGATGTAGCGACGATACCGTAGAGCTTGTCAGTCTCGGCAAGCCAGAATGACTGGAGCGCGCCCTTTGGCAGTTCGAGTCCTGTTGCTGTAGTCACATTGCTTGGTCCGACAAAGACGGTGTTTCCGCCGGTTGCCGCGTGTACATAGAGCCACGATGCGCCGTTCAAGCCAGTCGCAATCAGCGTTGGGCTGGTCGTAATCGTGACCGTTGCGGCAGCAATGCTCACGCCTCTGGCTCCACGATCTCTGCCACGCCAACAGCCTGTGTGGGCAGGGTGGCTGTCTTGGTGCTGTTCTTGACTGCGGCACGCTCTACGAGCCGCGTTTGTGCCTCTGCGTCGACATCTACAACAGCCTCAGCCAAGCCAAAGCCGATGAGGCTCTCCGCCTCTGCCTTAGGCAGATCAACGAAAGCCCCAGACGGATATTCACCGCGTCGCTTGCAAAGTCGAACGAGCATTAGGTTCTCCTTACTTGCGGTTCAGGGGAGCCGCCGAAGCGGCTCCCCATCCCCACTAACTAGCCGAGCTAGTTGATTAGGCGTTCTTCAGGAACTTGACAGCCGAAGACTGTGCAAGTCCGGTCGCGCCACGGACCTGAACCTTGTATGAAACAAGGCCAAGGTTCCACGCGAACTCGCGTGAAGCCTCAACGGTCACGCCTCCCACGAGTGCAGTTTTTACCTGCCCCAAATCTCCGTACAGCACGCCCTTAACGCCGGTGGCTGGAACGGCAATCCCTGGGGCCGTGTAGACAGGCTTGCCAAGGAGGCGATCAACGCCACCCTGTCCGCCTGGCTGGAAGATTGGCAGTGACGATGAGGTCACGCCAAGGATCTGTCCGAGAGCCGTATCGCTCATAAGGAAGCCGCTCTTTGGAGCGTTTCGGTACTGCTGCTTGACCGAATACTGCAGAGCAACAAGCTCAGCGTAGGTGTAAGCAACGGTGCCTGCGGCGGTTCCACCGGTACCAGCAGCGTTGACGACAGCGGTGCTCGCGGCTGAGCCGTGGGCAATCGCCATCTCCTGACCAGCGGCTTCGCTGATCATCGCGGCAACGTCAAACGCTGCATCGTTGATCAACTCGTCCGAGACCTGGACAAGTACTGCGTACTTCACAGGGGTCAGGCTCAGCGCCGAACCAGTGAAGTCATCTTCCGTAATCGTGCCAGCTTCGGCGACTGAACCAGCCGTCGTGCCGAGCGCGGTTACCGTTGGGAACTTGATGTTGTTGCCAGTGGCAACGTTCATCACATCCACAACCGCTGGGTTGATGAATGGGTTGATCTGCCCAGCAATGACGTTTACGCGGTTGTAAACGCTAACTGGGTTTCCGAGACCAGTGCCGGTCGTGATGTCACGATACTCGAACGTATCAACACCACCAACGAGACCGATCGAGCGAAGGCGGTCATTGTCCGACGCGGCCTTAGGAGCCGTTGGAGCAACAACAGCGGCGAACTCGGCGCGAGCCTCGTCAGCAGCCTTACGAGCCTCGTCAGAAGCCTTCTCGGCGCGGAGGGCTTCGGCAATCACGCCAGCCTCAGCAACGAGCTTCTCGAAGCGTGCCTTGTCTTCACCCTCAAGGGCGATTCCCTTGTCGGCTGCCTCTACGGCAATGCCGCGAGCCTCAACCAAAAGATGCGCTCGCTTGTCAGCAAGCTTTGCGATGTCAGACATTGTCTGCATCCTTTCTCCGCACATAGGCGGACTATCTATTTGTGCTCTCCTCGGTGGGATACCTGATCTGCGGACTCGCCGACTTAGGGCGGTGGGGCAGTGGCTCGTGACCTAGAGTGCGTCACCTTCTGCCGCCGAGATCGCGAGCAGCGCAGCGGCGATTGACGGATCAATCCCCACAGGCTTTGGCGCGAGCTTGGAACGAACAGCATCAATAACAGCCACTTCCTCGGTGGACAGTTCGCGTCCAGCCTTGACTGATTCCAGTGTGGCAAGCAGCGCCTCTGCCTCTACGCCGATCTTTGGCGCAGTGACCTGGCGGATTGCCGTGAGACCAAGGGTTGCAGGGTAGGCAGGGGTCTGACCACCGGCGGCAAGGATGCTCACCTCAAACAGATTGGCTTCCTTGATCGTGCGGTTGTTGCCATCCCACGCATCCTGAACCTTCTGGAAGCCGAACGACATCCCAGCTGCGGCGCTCTCGTGCGTCAGCATCGAGATGACCTTGGCTGCGTCTGGATCGGCTGGGTCGAGTTTCGCTTCTACGCGAAGGCCAGTCTCATCCTCAGTCAACTGAAGGCGACCGCTCGCGGTGGTGGCAAGGGCGCGCGTCTCGTCGTGACCAAAGAGAAAGGCGATGATCTTCTGCCCTGCGGCCGCGCGCGACAGTGAACGCTTGAATGCGTTCGGCGCAATCTTCTCCTCGAATGGAAGTCCAGCAGACGCGCTGTTCCAGATAGAGGCGTAGCCGGTGAAGGTTCGCTGACCATCGGCACCAGCCTCACCGAGCCGGAACTCACCGATTGGTACCGAGCGAGTTTCTTTCTCTTTCATATCCACAATCTCCCTATCTTCAGCTGCGATCAAAGCATCTGCGCACGAGAGTACGCGATCAGTTGCCTCTGGGTCAGTTGTTTCCACACTGCAGACGGCGCGGCTCTCCTCTGCCAAGTATTCCTCTGGCGAGTAGGCGTCAAGACCAAGACCAATCGCCATCTCTCGGACGGCTGCGTCATTGTCAATCGCGCACTCCAACTCATCGCCATACTGCTCTTTCAGCAGGCCGTACTTGTACTCCTTGAACGCCAAGCCGGTAGCAAAAGCGCTTCCCTCAAAGTCGTTCAGGTGAACTTCTTCAATGCCAGCGACCTTATGCTCTTGCAACCAAGCGCGCGTCTCTTGAAGTCGATCAATCTTACGAGCCGAGACGATGATGATCTGCTTATCGCCAGACATCACCTCTTCGTTGAGTAAGTCAATCAGCGCTTGATTTGGCTCATCGTTCTCAAGGATCAGTGTGCCGTCAAGGTCAACAATGATGTAGCTCACGCCTGTGGCTCCTTGCCTACGGTGCCGATGTTGAGCGGCTTCCAGAACTGATCGCCGCCCTCTGGGAGCGGTGGTCGGTCCTCAAGCGCTCTGACCTCATTCAAATTCAGGATGCCTGAATTCAAGGCTACTGCGTAACTATCCATCCTTTCCTTGGTGGTAGGGCGGAGCAGGCCGTCAATGTTGAACTTCACAAAGGTTGTGTTGCCAACGATCAGGCGCTGAAGCCCTGCCTCAATGCGAGCGATAAGTGGTCCAAGCCCTAGGCGCAGCCACTCGATGCTGATCACTTCAACGCTGCTGTAAGAGGTATTTCCACCTGGGTACTGGAGCAGGTGGAGCGGCACGCCGTAGATGCGAGCGATGGACTCAACGCCCCAATGCATCGTCTCAACCAACTGCATATCGCTAATCTTAGCGCTCATCTGCTGAAAGTCTGCACCACCGGTCAGCACTGCGATCTTGTGCATCTTCTCTACGCCTTCGTGGCGACGGCTGAACGACGCGCGGAGCGAGTCCGCAACATCCTGCGTCAACTCACCTGGCACCTTGATGACGGCACTTGGCGCAGCGCCATTCTCGTAGAACTTCGCAGCGTAGAGCTGCGTGGCGGAGGCGAGTCCGAGTGTCGTGCGATGATGCTCAACAGGCGACATTCCACGCATCGTTCCAGCGGTGGCAAAGAGTGGGATGTGGACCATCTGGTCAGGACCAACGCTGAACGCGGTGTCGCCAGTGGACACGATGTAGATCGGTGCGCCCATCTCGTCCATCCGAATCTCAACCTTCTGTGGGTCAAGCACGCGCGTCTCAACGACATCGCCAAGGCGGTCAGTCAGGAACAGGATGAAGGCGTTGCCGTCAAGCAATAGGCTTGACACAACAGCGTGGCGGAACTGGAAGCCAGTGTAGTTAGGGTTCGCAGGGATGGGCCGATCAATCCAGAGCGGTCGCGTCACCGGTCGGCGCACGCCACCATCGCGGATGAACGCACCAACTGGGAGGCTTGCTACAGTGTCGGCGTACAACTTGACGGCCGCGTACAACGCGCCAATCGATGTTGCATTCTGCTGATTGAGTTGGACTCCGGCTGACGATTCGGCTGGCTTATCGCTGAGCCACTGTGCGCCAGAAACGGCACGCTGGTCGGTGGCTAGTAGGCGACGAAGGATGCTCACTTACGGTCTCCTAGCGTATAGCCGAGCGCAGCAATGGCTGCGCCTGTGGCGATCAAAGCCACTGGCACCGAGAATAGCGCGAGACCTGCAATCACAAGCACCGCACCCACAACCTCGAAGATATTGGCAATCATAGATTCACCCACTCCACTTTCGCTGTCTGCTTTGGTTCAACCTTCAAGAACTTTACACCCTGGAACGCCACAACGGCGGAGACCGCCGCGTCAATCCTGTCAGGCGACGCCTTGTACGCCTTGGTCAGTACCTGCCCATAGCGCGTCAGGCGCGTATGGACATTGCTGATATGTCGAGCTAGGAGCGGCGAGCCATCGTGGCGCAGCCCTTCGCCAGTCGCCACGGCCGTAAAGAATCGGTCCACGGCTGGACCCATCCGCTCAATCGTGGCGGTAGGGAAGACCGCCACGCGCTTGCCGTACCGGCGCGTCCACTCTTCGATCTCGCTCGCCCAGCCTGGAGGGTCGCAGAAGAGGGTGGCGTTGTAGGTGGTCATCACCTGCTCAACGACTGCGTCCACCTCGGTGCGCGGCACCGTCCAGTCAGGGTCTCGGTTGGTGTCGGACTTCTCCCACGCTTTGATCAGGAAGATGTAGCCGTCCATCGTGCAGCCAGTCAGCACCGTCGCGTCTCGTGCATACGATCCGTCGAAGCCCACGCTGATCTGCTCGCCTGCGAGCAGTACGCGCTCTGGCTCCTTCAGCCGCGCCCACGATTCGGCACCGATCCAGCGGTCAGGCGGCTGCACGAAGCGGTTCAGGTGGTAGCGCTGCCACTCGTGCATCGGCACTTCGTTGGCTCGTGCCAACAGTCTGTCAAGGTCCACGAAGGCAGGAGCGCTAGGGTTCGCTTGCTCTAGTGCCGCCCTGCGGCCCTCATCGGTCTCTAGGTCGTGGCTGTCAGCAGCAGCCCACCACTCAACAAGGAAGGATGGGTCAGCCACTTCGCCAGAGGCGATGCGCTTGGCGTAGGTCAGCATCCTGCCGAGCAGGGTGTTCTCATCTGAGCCTGCCGTTGAGATGTTCAGTTCGAGCGCCTCTGCTCGCTTGGCGAGTGAGTTGGAGAGCACGAGATGCACGCGCTCTTTGTTGCCAGTCCACTCGTGCAGCTCGTCAGCAATGAAGCAGGTTGGTCGCCCACCGTCGTTGGTGCCTGCCGCAGCAGCCACTCGGTACATCCGGCCAGGGCGATCCTTGATCAGGATCTCGGTGTCGTAGACCTCAAAGTGCGCGGCGAGTGGACCCTGCGTGAGCATAATCCGAGCGGTACCAAAGAGCAGGTCAGCCTGCTCAAACGACGCAGCGGCGATAGGGATGTTAGGCGAGCGCGGAGCCTTTGGTCCTGCCAGTTCAGCCAAGGCGATAGCGGCGAGCAGCTCGGTCTTGCCGTTGCCTTTGGGTGTGCCGAGCAGGGCGCGCTTGACGGTCCGCTTGTTGGTGACTGGGTCGTACTCGTAGATGCGCCAGATGTAGGCACGCTGCCACGGCTCTAGTCGGAACGGCTCGCCAAACTTGTCGCCCTCACCGTGAACGAGATTGGTCTCAATCCACCGGCAGACCAAGCCGCCCCAAGAGGGTGGAGGAGGACTACTGATCGGCGACGAGTAGAGCGGCCTCTTCTGCGGTGTCTTCGACATAGCGTGGATCTTCTTCCGCTTTGCTTTCGGCAATGGCGGCGTTGGTGATACGAGCATTCAACTCCTCCAGGCTGCGAGCGGCTTCCCCATAGACGATGCCCAGTTGCAGCCCTGCTTTAGGGTGGAGACCGAACCGATCCTCCAGCTGCCGGATCTCGGCATCAACTGCTGAGCGCTGACGATACATCGGATTAAGGATCTTCTGCCCTTGTGAGCCTACGCTCATCGGCTCCTCACGCAGGTAGGTATCCATTCGCTCGCGCTCCTCGTACATTGAGAAGAGCCGTTCAAGCGCAGGGTACTGAGCAGGTTGGACCACCTGAGCGAAGGGCGAAGCCCAGAACACTTCCCACGACTTGACCCATCGCTCGGTCAGATGTGCCGGTGGCGTAGGGATGGAGCGTGGATCAACCTCGATCTGCGGCAGCACGCCAAGGTCTTTGGTCGCTCGATTCTGCCGTTTCTCGGCTGGTTTTTTAGCGCTCATAAATAAATCTCCAGACCCTACGCAGGCTCCACACCGTACAAGAGATAGACGAAC